TGCACAGGTTTCCGGCGATGCGCTGGTGTACGACAATGCGTGGGTGTACGGAGATGCACAGGTTTCCGGCGATGCGCTGGTGTACGGCAATGCGCGGGTGTACGGCAATGCGTGGGTGTACGGCAATGCGCTGGTGTGCGGCAATGCGCTGGTGTACGACAATGCGTGGGTGTACGGAGATGCACAGGTTTCCGGCGATGCGCGGGTGTGCGGCAATGCGCGGGTGTACGGAGATGCGCGGGTGTGCGGCAATGGGGACTATGCATACGCTCACGGTTTCGGATCTGTCAACCGCACAACGACCTTCTTCCGTCTCAAAGATGGTGGCGTGGGTGTACGGTGCGGATGCTTCTACGGGACGCTTGCACAGTTCCGGGATAAGATCCGGGAGACGCACGGGGAATCTGCGATAGCCGAGGAATACCTCGACCTTGCGGCACTGATGGAAAAAAGATTCAGGAGGACGGGAAATGAACAGAAGACAGAAGAAGAAAGCTGAGACGGATGTTTATCACACAGAATTAAATATCGTCAGTTAGTTTGGGAAAGAACCAAAGCTGGATATTCGTGGGTGGTCCGATGACCACGAGAAGATGACAAAAGGAATCAGCCTCACGGAGGATGAGTTCGTAAAAATTGCCCGTGCAGGGTTAGAAAAATTAGGAGGGAAATAATTATGCAGATTATATTTAATAGTTACGAAGAAATGATGGATTTTATGGAAAAAATTCAGGGGCGTGCGTCGGCAAAGGAAGAGAAGGCAGTTACAACCGCGGAAGAGATGAAACAGCATAGTGTTTCAGAAAGTTGTCAAAGCACTCCTGTATCAGCACCGGTACAGAATGTGCCGTCCGTATCCATGCCGGTTGCTCCGACTGTACCTGTACAGACTGCAGTTCCAACTAGTCGGCACGAGTATACGCGGGATGATTTGGCGCGGGCAGCGATGACTCTGATGGATAAGGGGGGTATGGTTCAACTACAGCAACTGCTTACAAGCTATGGATGTGAGACGTTACAGCAACTTACGGAGGATCAGTTCGGTAGTTTCGCGACATCACTTCGGGGAATGGGGGCGCAGATCTGATGGGACATGATGAAAGAGATCACGCACTCTTAAGTGCATCCAGCGCACATCGATGGCTCAAATGTACGAAGAGTGCTCGATTGGAAGAACAGTTTCCGGATACTACCTCGGAAGCGGCAAAGGAAGGTACACTGGCACATGAACTTGCTGAACTGAAGGTGCGGAATTATTTTAATCCCGGGGACGTTTCCAAACGTAAACTCACCTTTGCAATCAAAAAATTTAAAGAAGATCCTCTGTGGGATGACGAGATGTTGATACATACAGATACTTATATCGATTATATCCGGGATGTATCTATCAAGCTTCCGGCAACTCCGTTTGTAGAAGTGGAGAAACGGGTCGATTTCAGTGATTATGTTCCGGAAGGATTCGGAACTGCAGACTGTATTATGATCCAGGGGAACACTCTGTTCGTAATTGATTTCAAATATGGAAAAGGTGTTCCTGTTTCCGCCGAAGAGAATCCGCAAATGATGTTGTATGCGCTGGGTGCGTATGAAGCATGTAAGATTCTTTATCCGATTGAGCGGATTCGCTTAGGAATTGTACAGCCCCGCCTTCCGGATGGAATTTCGGAATGGGAGTGTACATTGGAAGAGCTCCTGCAATTTGGGGCTTATGCAAAAGAGCGCGCGACACTTGCATTTGCGGGAGAAGGAGAGTTCGCACCTGGAGAAAAGACCTGTAAGTTCTGCCGGGCAAAGAAACAATGCCGCGCACGATCTGACCACAATGTGAAGATGGCGTTCAATTTAGGAGAGCTGCCACCACTGATTACAAAGGAGGAAGCCGGACAACGTCTTTTGGCAATGAGGGACGTAGTTGCATATCAGAAAGACCTGCAGGAGTGGGCGCTGTCTGAATGTCTCGCCGGGAATGAAGTTCCCGGATGGAAGGCAGTGGAAGGAAGACGATCCCGCGACTGGACGGACATGGATGCCGCTTTTGAAAAATTAACTAAGAGCGGTGTTGTGGCAGAAGAAATCCTTTGGGAGAAAAAGCCGCTGACAATGGCACAGGTGGAAAAGACAATCGGAAAGAAAGATTTTGCAGATGCTGTGGGAGAGTTTGTGACCCAGAAACCGGGGAAACCGACACTAGTAGAAGCATCTGATAAGAGACATGCAATTACAAATAAAGTAACCGCACAGGAAGCATTTAAGGAGGAAAATTGAAATGGGAATCGGAGAAGCAACGAACGTAACAACAGAAAAAGCAAGATTAAGTTATGTACATTTATTTAAGCCTTATGCTGCAATGCAGGGGCAGGAAGAAAAATTCAGTGTAACTGTACTGATCCCGAAGACGGATGTGGAAACAATGGCCCGGATCAATGCAGCGATTGAAGCCGCGAAACAAAAGGGGATTACAGAAAAATGGAATGGGGCGTGCCCTCCAATCGTACCGACTCCGGTTTACGATGGAGATGGAGTCCGGCCAAGTGACGGCATGCCGTTCGGAGAAGAATGTAAAGGTCATTGGGTGTTTACCGCAAGTGCGAAGGTAGATTATCCACCGGAAGTAGTGGATAAGATGGGAAATCCGATCATCAATCAGTCAGAAGTGTACAGCGGAATGTACGGACGAGTGAACGTGAATTTCTTCCCTTACTCATTTGGAGGGAAGAAAGGAATTGGATGTGGACTGGGTCCGGTTCAGAAGTTGGAAGATGGGGAAACCCTGTCAGGGGGACACGTATCCGCTGCACAGGCGTTCGGAGCGCCACAGCCGGCATCAGCAACACATCCACAAAATGGGGGAGTTCAGATCAATCCTATCACAGGACTTCCGATGTAATTTTTTGCGGAGTCGAAAGACTCCGCATGTTTAAAAGGAGAAGATACGGATGAGGCATCATCTATCGATAGATATAGAGACAAAAAGCAGCATAGATATTGGAAAAGCTGGATTATATAAATATGCACAGTCTCCGGATTTTGCAATCCTTTTATTTGCCTACAAATGGGATGATGATCCGGTTCAGATTGTGGATCTTGCTACAGGTGAATTGATTCCGGACTGGATACTGGACGAGCTTGTAGATCCGGATACGATCAAACACGCATATAACGCAGCCTTTGAATGGTACTGTTTAAATCGCGCTGGATATATGACTCCTTTGGAGCAGTGGCGATGTACTATGATGCACGGTCTGTACTGCGGATATACAGCAGGTCTGGACGCAACCGGAAAAGCAATCGGACTGCCGCAGGATAAGCGGAAGTTGACAACAGGAAAGGCACTGATCCGATATTTTTGTGTACCATGTAAACCGACAAAGACGAACGGGAACAGAACATGGAACTTGCCAAAACATGCGCCTGAAAAATGGGTGCTTTTTAAAGATTACTGCAAGCAGGACGTAATAACAGAGTACGAGATTTTGAAACGGTTGGAGCAGTATCCAGTTCCGGAAGAGGAAGAGTTCTTATGGCAGATGGATATTCGGATGAATGCGTACGGAGTTCGTGTGGATGAGGAGCTGATCAACGGGGCTCTGGCTATCGACGCGATCAGCAGTGAAAACCTGACGATGGAAGCTATTGATATTACCGGACTTGGAAATCCGAACAGTACCTCGCAGTTGAAAGTGTGGATTGAAAAGCAAATATCCGGAGAAATCTCCGGCTTGACGAAAGAGAACGTAACGGAATTATTGAGCCGTAGTGATATATCAGATGAGGTGAGGAGGGTGCTGGAGATACGTCAGCAGCTCGGAAAGACCTCCATTAAAAAATATGTAGCCATGAAAACCGCAGAGGGAGAAGGAGAACGCGTTCGAGGACTGACCCAGTTCTACGGTGCTAACAGAACCGGCAGATGGGCAGGACGTCTTGTGCAGATGCAAAACCTCCCGAGGAATTATTTGAAGACGCTGGACGAGGCTAGAAAGCTGGTAAAAGCAAAAAACTATGAGGGCGTCCGACTGATCTACGAAAACGTACCGGATACACTTTCCCAGCTGATCCGAACAGCGTTTATCCCTTCCGAGGGGCAGAAGTTTGTAGTGGCGGACTTCTCTGCGATCGAGGCACGTGTGATCGCGTGGCTGGCAGGAGAACAGTGGGTAAATGAAGTGTTTGCTACCCACGGAAAAATCTACGAAGCGACGGCGTCTCAAATGTTCCATGTGCCGATTGAAAAGATTGCAAAGGGGAATCCGGAATACAGCCTCCGACAGAAAGGAAAGGTTGCCACGCTTGCACTTGGGTATCAGGGCGGCTCTAACGCTCTAATCGCAATGGGGGCTTTAAATATGGGACTAACAGAAGAAGAACTTCCGGACATCGTGCAGAGATGGAGGAGCGCAAACCCGAGAATCCGTGACCTGTGGTATGCCGTAGAAGAGGCATCGTTACAAACGATGCTGACAGCACAACCGCATGCGATCAACGGACTGATCTTTGCGCTGGAAAGCGATCTTGTGTATGGGCAACACTTCCTTACAGTACAACTTCCGAGCGGAAGGAAGCTTTTTTACCCGAAACCATTTTTACAGGAGAATCAGTTCGGGAAAGCGGCAATCCATTACTATACTGTAGGTCAGCAGACAAGGAAATGGGAAGTGACGTCCACTTATGGTGGCAAAATGACAGAGAATATCGTGCAGGCAATCGCAAGAGACTGCCTTGCGGAAACATTACGAAGAATTGAGAAAAAAGGGCTGCAGGTGGTATTCCATGTCCACGATGAAGTGATCATCGACGCGCCGATGGATGTGACAGTAGATGAAATTTGTAATCTGATGGCAGAACCGATAACATGGGCGCCAGGGTTAATACTGAAAGGCGCAGGATTTGAAAGTAACTATTATATGAAAGATTAGGGGGATGTCGGATGCAACATAACAGAAAATTACACATTAGTACCGCCGGCACAAGAAAAACAAAGCACTGGCCGGAAACAGAAATCCTCTGGTCCGAATTTGTAGACAGGGTAAAAACTCCGGTACGAAGTACGGAGACAGTGGAAGAATATCTTGCGATGCCAAAATACCGACAGGATGAATTAAAAGATGTCGGTGGTTTTGTGGGCGGCACATTTGAGAATAATATCCGGAAAGCTGCTTATGTAAAGGGCAGAGATCTTCTGACTCTGGACATGGATAACATCCCCGCAGGCGGTACGGATGAGATTTTGAAACGGGTATCCGGTTTGGGGTGCGCGGCTCTGGTCTACAGCACAAGAAAACACGCTGGGTATGCGCCCAGACTCCGTGTGATCGTACCACTGGATGCGACCGCGTCAGCGGATGAATATGAGCCGGCGTCAAGAAAGCTAGCATCTTTGATCGGAATGGAATTCTGTGACCCGACTACTTTTGATGTGTCGAGGCTGATGTACTGGCCAAGCTGCTGTAAAGACGGGGAATACATCTTTGAAGTATACGATCACCCATTCTGCAGCCTGTCCGGTCTCCTTCAGATGTACGGAGACTGGACAGATATTTCGCAATGGCCACAGGTGCCGGGAACGGCAGCAATCGAAAAGAGACGGCTTGCGAAACAGGAAGACCCGACTACAAAGCGTGGAATCATCGGTGCATTCTGCCGGACATACACGATCTCTCAGGCAATGGAGAAGTTCATTCCGGGGATGTATGATCCTACGGATATTGAGGGACGTTATACCTACACTGGCGGGTCTACGGTGGGCGGTGCAGTTGTGTATGACGGGGATCTGTTCCTTTATTCTCACCACGCAACGGATCCGTGTTCCGGCATGCTCGTTAATGCCTTTGATCTTGTGCGCCTACATATGTACGGTGATAAGGATCGGGACGCGAAAGACGGAACTCCTGTGAATAAACTGCCGTCCTTTGTGGCTATGAGCCATTTGGCAGTTGGCGATAAGGGCGTTTCCGATTTGCTTGCGAAAGAGAAGATGGAACAGGCTCGACAGGCATTCCAAGCAGAGGAGGGAGAGACAGTATCGGAAGATGACCTGTCTTGGATCTCCCGACTTACCCATGACGGAAACGGAAAAATAGAAAAGACGATCAATAACGCGGTGCTCATCTTGCAGAATGACCCTCTTTTAAAAGGGAAGATTGTGACGGATGAATTTGCAAGCTGCGGCTTGATCCTCGGAAAAGTTCCGTGGAGTGCGGGCGAGGAAAAGCGGAGATGGAAAGATGAAGATGATGCGGGCTTCTATAATTATATGGAATTGTTCTACGGGATTACCGGTAGAGAGAAGTTGGATAATGCACTCCTGATCGTGAGTAGTCAGAACCGCATCAACGACGTGAAAGAGTATTTGAAATCCTTAAAATGGGACGGACAGAATCGGCTAGATACACTTCTGAGCGTGTATTTGGGTGCTGAGGATAACGGCTACACAAGGGCCGTCATGCGTAAGTCTCTGTGTGCAGCGGTGGCCCGGGCGGTCACAGGTGGCGTGAAATATGATTATATGCCAATCTTTACCGGTCCGCAGGGAATCGGAAAGAGTACGTTCCTGCGGATACTGGGAAAAGACTGGTTTTCCGATTCCCTGACTAGTTTTGAGGGAAAAGAGGCCGCAGAACTTATACAGGGAACGTGGATCAATGAGGTGGGGGAACTGACTGCTATGACAAAGCAGGAGACCAATGCGGTCAAGCAGTTTTTAAGTAAGACAGACGATATCTACCGTGCCGCCTATGGGCGCAGAACAAACAAATATCCGCGCCGCTGCGTCTTCTTCGGAACGAGCAACGAAGAAGAGTTTTTAAAGGACATGACGGGAAATAGACGGTTCTGGCCAGTGGATGTGGGCGTGCATCTGGCAAAGAAGTCCGTGTGGCAGGATCTGCCGCAGGAAGTGGATCAGATCTGGGCGGAAGCGTACACCTATTGGATTCTTGGAGAACCTTTGTATATGACCAAGGAAGAAGAACAGCTGGCGGAAGAGATGCAGGAGAGCCACAGAGAGGCATCCGGAAAGGAAGGGCTGATCCGTGAATTTTTGGAACGGTTGATTCCTACAAACTGGAATCAATTAAGTCTGTCTTCAAGACGGCAGTACTTCGCCGGTAATTTGCGTCTCCCGGAAGGAACAGAGCTTGTAAAACGAGATAAGGTGTGTGCAATAGAGGTGTGGACAGAATGCTTTAATGGAGAAGTACGGTTTATGAAAAAAACAGACAGCATGGAAATCAACAGTATATTGGCATCCATGAAAGGATGGAAGAGGAATAAAAATGTAAGGCGATATGGTCCGCACGGAGTTCAGAAAGGATTTGAAAGGGTGTAAACGTTATGCGTATACCATACGAAAAAATGCGGTTTACGGAGAAAAATAGCGATGTAAACCGAGTAAACGGTAAATTTTTAAAAGTTTACGTACTTAGTTGTCAGGAAAACCCAGTAAATGCAAAGGTTTTTAAGTATATGTAAACTATGTAAACCAACTTTCTATAGTAATGAAAAAATATATAGGTTAGGTAAATATACCTGTTGTACCTAATGTACCTAAATTACCTAATTAAGATATCTCATTACATATTATAGGGAAGTTGGTTGCGGCAAGCCGGAAAGGGGTGGATATTCTTGAGAAGAAATTTAAAAGGTGTTCGTTCCGAAAAAACAGAAGAAAGTGAGAAAGAAAAATGCTTGATGAAAATAGAGTTCTCTGTGCAGAAATGCTGTTGTCAAAATTTTTTGTGGGGAAGAAAAGTACAACAGCGAAAGAGGCGATGCTTTATGTGAAGGGGATGATGCAGGGAGAAGGTGTTAGAAAAAGTGAGATAAGAGAGGCAAGAAAACGCCTCAGCATAGGAACTGAAAAAGTAACCGAAGGATACGTATGGTCTTGGGAGAATCCTATTGACCCGGAAATTATGTGGAAAATAAAAAGCGAGGAATTTATGACATGAAAGAAAGAGAAGTAGAAAAAATGCTGGTGGACGGAATCCGAAAACTGGGCGGCAGAGCGTTCAAGTGGGTAAGCCCCGGTAATGACGGTGTGCCGGATCGGATTGTAGTTCTTCCCGGGTTGCCTGCAATTTTTGTAGAGCTGAAAACAATAACAGGGAGACTGACGTCCCTACAAAGGGTGCAGCTGAAAAGATTAAAAGACTTAGGTCAGACAGTGATGGTACTTTACGGGGAAAAAGAAGTGACAGAATTTTTGAAGGAATGTGAGGAGGTGATGCTACATGATGTTCAAACCGCACGGTTATCAGCAATACTGCATAAACAAAATCATTGAGATTAAAAAAATCGGGCTTTTTTTGGACATGGGTTAATGGTTTGGGAAAGACAGTCACGACCCTGACTGCGATCCGTGAATTGAAGTATAACCGGTTCCAAGTGAAAAAGGTGCTGGTGATCGCACCGAAAAAAGTAGCGGAGGGTACATGGACGAAAGAGAAAGATAAATGGGATCACACAAAGATCTTGAGGGTTTCCCCGGTTTTGGGAAGCCAGACAAAACGAATCCGGGCATTAAACACGCCGGCAGATATTTATATTATCAACCGGGAGAATGTATGCTGGCTGGTGGATTACTACCGGAACAGCTGGCCGTTTGATATGGTGGTCATCGATGAGTCCAGCAGCTTTAAGAGTCACAAGGCGAAGAGGTTCAAATCCCTGGCAAGTGTTGGGACGCATATCGACAGGATTGTGGAGCTTACAGGTACACCTTCCCCAAATGGACTTGAGGACTTATGGGCACAGGTATTCCTTCTGGATGGAGGCGAACGTCTGGGACGGAGATACACACAGTTCCGGGAACGGTATTTTGATCCCGGGGACAGGGACAGGGGCAGGGGTGTGATATATAACTACAAGGCAAAGCCGGGAACGGAAGAAAGCATCTTGCAAAAAATTTCGGATATCTGCATCTCCATGAAAGCGGAGGATTACTTACAGCTTCCGGAAGTCACTTATCACGAAATCCCGGTAATGCTGGATGATAAATCAAGAAAAGCCTATGCCGACTTGGAACGGAAGATGGTACTGGAGCTTCCGGAAGATGAGGAGGAGATTAGCGTGACTAGTGCAGCGGCGTTAAGCAATAAGCTGCTACAACTTGGAAACGGGGCGATTTATGACGAAGATCGGAATATCCACGAGGTGCATAACTGCAAGATCGAGGCATTTATGGAGTTGATTGAATCCCTGCAAGGAAAGCCGGCACTGGTGTTTTACAATTTCCAGCATGACCGGATCCGGCTGTTGGAGGCGCTCAAGAAAACAAAGTTGCGTGTCCGGGAGTTGAAAAACACACGGGATGAGGATAATTGGAATGCCGGACAGATCGACATCCTTCTGACCCATCCGGCAAGCAGCGCTTACGGACTGAACCTGCAGCAAGGTGGAAATCATGTCATTTGGTTCGGATTGACATGGAATTATGAGCTGTACACTCAAGCAAACAAGAGATTGCACCGACAGGGGCAGACAGAACGAGTGATCATCCACCACCTTGTGTGTGCGGATACCCGGGATGAGGATGTGATGAAGGCGTTGGAAAAGAAAGATGATGTGCAGGCATGGGTGATGCAGAGCTTAAAGGCAAGGATCAAAGCAATTAGGGAGAAGCAGGTATGACGAATGCACAGAAAAAAAAGAGGATTGAAAGCCACTGGGATCATCCGGTGATCTGTCCGGGATGTGGAAAAGAAATCAAACCGGATGATGATATGGGGAATGTGGAATATGTGAGGACAAAGAGAAAAACAGATATTTTCTTTCATACAGAGTGTATGGAGAAAGTATGGAAATAGAAGACATATGAGGTGAATCGATGAAAGATGAAATAAAAAGCATAGTAACAATCATTGAAGAAGTTTGTGAGGACATTTGCAAAAACTACTGTGAGTACAGAAATACGATAGACGACTACACAAATATTCTAAAGGTTGGCAAGATGGAAGTATTTATGACGAGTATAACCCTGGAGTCTTAGATTTGATATTGCTTTTGAATACAATGAAGGTACCCGTGTTTATTTTATCAACAAGAGAACCAAAACAGATTAAAGAATGGTGGGATAAGCAAGGGTTTAGTATGAAAGCAGAAATTATTAATTCTGACGAAACATTTTTCAAAGAACTTAGTTTTGTTGGCATAACGAGAACAAAGTTGCCGGCACAGATTTATGTGGATGATAGGGCGTATCGATACACAGGACAAACAGTAAAAGAGTTCCTACTTGATTTTACGGAGGTGGAGTGATGAAAATTCCGAAGAAAGTTCAAAGACTTATTGACCGGCGCGAGAAACTTGCAAAGAATTTGATTGACGTATGTAATGAATTAGACACATGGCTTGAAAAGAATGGCGCAGATTTTAATGATTCTGATTTAGTGGACAGCACGGTGACAGGATGCAGGATTTATTGTGAGCCGGAAAATGCAAAAAGTGATGTTGAAGATTATATAAAAAATAGAATGTGAATTATACTTAGGAGATGAACTATATGGAAATATTAGAGAAGATTTTGGAAGAGGTAACGCAATATACAAAAGATGTATACGAATGCGATCTTGACGATATCGTTGAGTATCAAAGAAGAAACAAAGAGGATAAATGTACATATATTGTACAAGGAATTGAAGAAGCAACAGAGTTTATCCGTTCACACATGGATGAAACTATTTCTGAAATGGAAAAAGTTGAAAAAGAGAAAGTAACAAGCGCAGAGATAATAACCAGACAAATTGATGGAAAACCATATTATCATATTAAGTTTAAAAAAGTCGGTGAAGATGAATACACCATAGGGTATAGTTCTTTCAAATTGGATTATGTTGTTAAATGGCTTAATGATTACTTTGAGTTTTACGGAGAAGCAAAGGTATCTTGTGATGATAACGGTTGGATTCCGGTACAAGGGCGGTTACCGGAAGATAATCATAAAGGAATCTATGATATGCAACTGGTTACTCTTGAAGATGGAGAAGTATGTATGGGAGTGTATAATAATCGCGAAAAAGAATGGTGGACTAGAAAACAAGAGGGAGAAAGATGGTATACAAATAAGCATAATGTTATTGCATGGCAACCTCTTCCAGAACCATACAAGGAGGAAAAGAAATGCTGAGATACGGCGAGTGTGATATGCAACGAGAGAGTGGCGAATGTCCGTTAGATCGGTTGAATTAAGTTGATTTTAATGGAGAGGTAAAAATGGAAAGCGATGCGGGAAAAGACGGA